AGGAATTCTGCTGCGGATTCCTTGAGAATGAACGTACTCATTTGTGGCATGAGCAGACCTGTAGGCTTCCTAGGTCATCTAGGATGTCTATAGGCATGTCACTTTTTCTTTTCCGGAAAGTTATTCCGTCAAGCGTACCTGACCTGCAAGCATACTTAGAGAAGATGACACGCCCTTCTGAGGGAGTGGATGAAGATTTTCTTCGTTATGTAGAGAGAAGAGTTCCTGAACTCTTCCCTCCTGGATGGGATTTGACCCGATACCCGAATGCCGCTTTGAATTCGGTTATCCCTATCAAGTCTTGCATGCAGAAAGGTCAGTCGCGCGGTGGTGCTAGAGCTGAAGTTCTTATGAGGAGTTCATCTTGGAATGATCACGTTTCTTACGTGACCGAGGTGCTCAGTCGTGAATCTCCATTTGAACTTTGCCCGTCCAGAATTACTTCTGTCGAGACGGGGGGTAAGCATAGGTTGGTGAGTGTCGGTGACGTTGACATGAACCTCTTCAGGCCCTTGCATACTGCTATCTATAACCACCTCTCCTCTTTTCGCTGGCTCTTACGCGGTGACGCTAAACCAGTCCGTTTTAAGGAGTTCACACGGAAGCAGGGTGAGTTGTTCTGCAGTGGAGATTATGAGTCTGCCACTGACAACTTGAATTCCGAAGTACAAAATAAGATATTGGATCTCATACTTCGGAACTCTGTTTCCGTACCGAAAGGTATTAAAGACTCAGCCTGGCAAATGTTGCGTACGAAGCTTCAAATGCCAGATGGGTCCGTTTGTGAACAGAAAAGGGGACAGTTGATGGGTAACCTCCTTTCCTTCCCTCTCCTCTGTATTGTCAATTATTTGGCCTTTCGTTTCTATAGTAAGACGAAGGGTTCAGAGGTTCCGGTTCGTATCAATGGAGATGACATCGTTTTTCGCGCTCCTCGCGATGTCATTGACCGGTGGATGAAAGGAGTTAAAGGTTCCGGCCTGGTCCTGAGTCGAGGTAAGACGATGGTTGATCGTACTTATTTTTCACTCAATTCTACTCTCTTCAAAGCAGCCGATCGTAAGGTCGACTACGTTCCTTTCGTAAGGGCTTCGTGCCTCTTTCCTCGGGAAGATGGTGTCGCTAGTCTGCAGGGACGTTGGAAGTCTCTCTGCGTTGGTTTTCATACTACACGTCGGGAGGCTTGGAGAGTTTTGTTTTTGAAGGTGAACCGTAAGTACATCGTTCAGAGCTGTCGGTCTGCCACTCGGGGCCTTGGTTTGAACGTTACCAAATCGGAGTTAATCCAAGCTGGCCTCTGGGATAGGGAATGTTATTATCTTAGCTTCCCTAAGGGTGTCGAGAAACCCCTTCCCCCTTCTCCATCTATAGTGGATCAGAAGAGGGTACCAGATGGCTGGTCACTTCGAGTTGTTGACGTTGTAACGAAAGAACACCGCGACTTTCAAAAGATGATGGGCCCACTTTTCGTCGAGTGTGCCTGGTCATCAGTTGCGGTTGGGTCCAAGGAGCGGAAGAACGAGTATCGTAGTCGGGTAGTTGAGACGGGTTTGAATTGGTCCTGCCAAAGGTCTAAGGATAACCTTGCTCGCAAGGCCCGCTTGCTTGGTATCTCCAGGTCGAATGTACGTCGTATGTCACTTAAGATTATTTACGACCCACTGGCTCGCAGGTGGGTCGCTCCCAGTGAAGACTTCATTCTCTCCTTGGTGAAAAGAAGGAAATGTGTTTGGATGCCGACCGAAGAAACGCGGCCTGCCGATGTTTCTCCGGAATAAGATTTCGAAGGTGCCGAATTCAACCATTTGGTTATACGTGATAGGATGGGGTGTGGTGTGGCTTGCCGGCCCGACGGTATCGTCGGGTTTGAGTACCCCGCACCTAGCTCCGTCCTTGAAGGTTGTACCATGGTTGTTGCGACGTAGCGCTCGTCCCCGAACCTGACCTCTGCTCCGTTTGGTAC